CTATAAGGTCACCTGGGACGCCGAGGAGAAGAGAGTCCGCATCACCGCCCCCGATATATCGGGCATCTTCGCCTGGTGGCTCGGTGACGACGTTTCCAGAGTGTGGAGGGTGGCTTCGAGATATACCCTTAGCCAGGACGAGGTTCAGCTCCTTTACGGCCGGGCCATCGAGAAGAAGACGGCCACCATAACCGAACTCTGGACCGCCAGGACATTCGACCTCTTCCTGGACGGCGACCCCATGGAGTCCAAGCCCAACCCCTATGGCTTTATCCCCTTCGTCATCTTCCCCAACCTCAGAGAGCCCAAGAAGTTCTGGGGCAACTCCGATATCCCCGACATCATACAGCCCCAGAGGGAGCTGAACCGGGCCCTATCCCAGCTATCCCGTATCCTGGAGCTCTCGGGCAATCCCATCGCCGTCCTGGAGAACATCGCCTCGGCGGAGGACATCAAGGTCCAGCCCGGCGCCCTGTGGGCCATCCCCGAGGATGCCAGGGCCTATCTCTTGGACCTCTTACAGGGAGGAGGCGTCAGGCTCCATGTGGACTATATCGACTTACTGTACCGTGCCCTGCACGATATTTCGGAGACGCCCAGGGCTGCCTGGGGAGGCATTGAGAAGGAGCTGTCGGGAGCAGCTCTCCAGATTGAATTAGGCAGCCTCATCCAGAAGGTCACCAGGAAGCGCACCATCCGCACCAACGCCTATCACGCGCGCAACGACATGATACTTAAGCTCGCCCAGATATACATGAACGAGAGCTTCGAGGGCATACATCATCGTGTAGTGTGGGGTCCGATATTGCCGCAGGATATGGCCCGCCAGGCCCAGAACGAGCAGCTGCTTGTCCAGGCCGGAGTCCACAGCAGAAGGACGGCCATGGACGAAATGGGCATCCAGGACCCCGACGAGGAGTTCAACCGGTGGTTGGAGGAGAGGACAAAGATTTTGGAAATGAATCGGGAGTTCAGGGCACAGTCAACACGCGGCGGATTGAGAGAGAGATCTTTAGCCGGCGAGAGGGAAGTGCCTGAGTAATAACTCAAACAAAGGAGCAACTTATGCCAGAAAATGGAACCCCAGAAACCCAAGAACCCAAGGAGGGTCAAGAAACTCAAGAAACAGGAAACACCGCCCCCGCCCCCGAGGACCTGGAGGCCATCAGGCTTCAGCTCCAGGAGGAGCAGGAGGCTAAAGCCGCCGCCCAGGCAGCCCTGGCCGAAAAGGACGCCCTAGTCGCCGAGCTGGAAGCCTCACTGAGCGAAGTCCTGACCCTGAGTGAAACGAAGGGGAAGGAACTCGAAGCGGCCGCCGCCGAGCATGCCCGGGTCAGGGAAGCCAGGGACCAGGCCGTTGCCAAATACCTCACCATGGCTAAAGCCCTTAACCCCGCCGTTCCCGAAGGCATCATCGCCGGAGAGACCATCGAGGAGATAGACGCCTCCGTCGGGAAGGGCAAGGCCATTGTCGAGGCCGTCAGGCAGGCCATGGAGGCCGAGGCTAAAGGAACCAGGGTCCCGGCCGGGGCACCCACCAGGGGCGCCATCAACCTCGAGGGCCTCTCCCCCAGGGAGAAGATCGCCCTTGGAATCCAGCAAAAAGGAGGAACCAGCTAACTATGTCGATATCATTAGACGAAGCAAGCAAACTCTCGACCGATGTCCTCTTGAAGGGCATCATCGAGACCATGGTCAAGGACAGCCCCATCCTGCAGGAGCTGCCCTTCATCCAGATTACGGGCAACAGCCTGAAATACAATCGGGAGAAGACCCTGCCCACCGTGGGCTGGTACGCACCGGTCACCGGCACCTGGACCACTTCCGAGCCGGAGTTCGAGCAGTGCTCGGCCAGCCTCTGCGTCCTCGGCGGAGACGCCGACGTTGATAACTTCCTCAAGGCCACCCGCTCTAATATCCAGGACCTTGAAGCCGCCGTCATTGAGCAGAAGGCCAAGGCTTTGAGGCACGAGTTCGAGAACGCCTTCCTTAACGCCGACGGCAGCGGCAACCAGCCCACGGGCCTCTATAACACCCTCAAGGGCACGGCCTGGGAGGCCGATACCGCCTACTCCCTGGGAGACGTCGTCGTCCCCACGGCCGGCCTGGAGAACGGCTTCCGCTACGAGTGCACCACCGCCGGCACTTCCCATGCCACCACCGAGCCCACCTGGCCCACCACCGAGGGCGGGACCGTGGTCGACGGCACGGTCACCTGGACCTGCCGCTTCGGCAATCATCTCGGTTCGGGCGTTAATGGTGGCACCCTGGCTTTTAACAAGCTGGACTCGCTCATCGACCTGGTAAGAGGCGGCAAGCCCGATATGCTCTTGATGAGCAGGAGGAGCAGAAGGAAGGTCCAGGCCCTGGTCCGGGCCTCGGGAGCTATCCTGGAGACCCGGCCCGGCCGGTACATGGAGCAGGTCCAGCTCTACAACGGCATCCCCATCGCCGTGTCCGACTGGGTCAAGGACGACCACACCGTGGGCTCCAACGACGACTGCTCCGCAATATTCGCCTTCCAGACGGGCGAGGGCGCCGTCTGCGGCCTTTCCAGCCCCGAGATGGTCCAGATTGAGCGTCTCGGCTCCCTGGAGACCAAGGACGCCAGCAGGACCAGGGTCAAGTGGTATGTATCACTGGCCGTCTTTTCCATCGTCAAGTGCGCCATGCTGACAGGAGTTAGGGACTAGATGCCATCTTGAACCTCTTTTCGGACAGGGGAGGGAGACACAGCTCTCTCCCTCCCCCTCCGACCGGGAGGGCACAAGGAGTGGGCGAAACCATGAAGAAAGACTCTAAGCACGGAATCCCAAATCCTAAACAATACCCAAGCACTAATGGCCAAAACTCAAAACAAAGAGCGTTTTGGTATTTGAATTTGGGATTTTGAATTTGTTTAGGGTTTAGAGTTTGGGATTTAGGATTTAAAAGTTAAAGGGTGAAACCATGAACCTGACAGAAATGAGAGCCCGGGTCCGGGAGGACCTCCAGGACACCGATAGCCAGAACTACCGCTGGACGGACGATGAGGTCGACGGAGCCATCGGCAGGGCGGTTATGGAATACTCACTCCATGCCCCCATAGAGCAGCAGGACGACATCGGCACCACCGACGGAGAAACCGAGCTCGATATCTCCTCCCTCACCGGCCTGCTTAAAATCGAGTTCGTCGAGTTCCCCGTCGGCCACAGCCCTAAATATATCCAGAGGACCGAGTACTGGGGTGACAAGCTTTACATGGAGGACGAAGGCGACGGAGATGACACCCGTGTCAGATGGCTCAAGAAGCATACCCTGGACGCCCAGTCCACCACCATCCCAACCGAGCACGAGGAGATTATAGTCCTCGGCGCCACAGGCTACCTGGCCATGTCCGCCTCGGCCTACACAGTGGACAGGGCCAGCATCGCCGGCAGGCACGCCAGCATCAACTTCCGGGCCTGGGGCAAGGAACGCCTCCAGCGCTACGACAAGAAGCTCAAGGCCATCGCCCGCTCAAGCCGCATCATCTCAAAGCAGCTATACACCGAATGAAAGAAAACCCTAAGCACGAAATCCGAAATGCTAAACAATATCAAAGCACTAATGACCGAAAATCAAAACGAAAAGGCATTTTGGTATTTGTATTTAGAATTTTGAATTTGTTTAGGGTTTAGAGCTTGGGATTTAGGATTTAGTATGTTAGAAGTCGGCATCCTCAAGAACTTCGACAGCGGGACCTATAAAGCCGGCGTCCAGCTCGCAGGCTCCCTGACCACCTATTTCGACGACGTCAACGTCGCCCGCAACATTGCCTCGGGCGAGATGATAAGCGGCCGCCATGTAATTCTGGCCGTCCCGGAGGGCAACCCCAGGGACGCCGTCGTCATCGCAATATTTACGGTGTAATGTTAAAAGGAGGAATAATGCCCAGGTCAAAAGTCAAGGAAGCAGTGGAAAAGGAGAAGACCAAGGAGGGACTCCCCGGGGAGGCCTTCGCCATCGTTGGCGACCCCGGGGACACTTCCACCTGGAAGCTCCCCCACCACACCAGGGCTATCTTCCGGGCCCTCCGGGGGCGCCTCGATATCGAGAAGACCGTGGACTGGGACCGCATGCCCGCCGCCGTGGCCGCCCTCAGCCCGGGCGGATATAGGGGGGAGAGGGTCCAGGCCCGTGAGGAGGACATCATCAAGGCCGCCCGCCACCTGGCCCGGCATTATGAGCATGCCCGTAAACCAGTGCCCGACACCCTGGGCGCCCTGATTTGACATAACCATGCTAAAGAACCAGGCCCGTGAGTATCATAAAGTGGGAAAGAGGAAAACAGGGGCAAATTTCGGCCTCCCAGAGCATGGTACGAATTAGAATGTAAAAATTTTGAATTTTCATCTGTCATTTTAATTTACGGAAAGGTGAGGGTGAAATTATGAGCATAGCGGAAATCTTACGGGCCGCCACCAGGCCCGCGGTGACCGTCATTTTTGCCGCCGTCATCGCCCAGGTCGTCACCCAGAATATCGACGCCCCCGACTGGTTCATCGCCCTGGGCACCGCCTGCATACTGTGGTGGTTCGGCGACAGGACGGTCCAGCACGTCAGAGAAAGTCAAAAAGCAAAATGAAAAATGCAAAAGTAAAAAGCCCCACGGCAAGGAGTGAGAACAATGGCTAATTCAGGCTTAAAGCACGCGGATGTGGGGGACGAGCTCTCCAAGGCCGAGTGGCTCAGCGAGGAGAGCCACGAGCTCGTCCACGGCACGAGCTTCCCAGGGTCCCCCGTGGAGCGCCAGCTATTTTACAGGGATGATGAGCACAAGTGGTACATCCGCACGGACTCCGCTTGGGTAGAGCTCACCGCCGGCGGAGGAGCTCCACCCGCCCACGCTTCCAGCCACCAGAATGGGGGGGGCGATGAAATCAGCGTCGCCGGCCTATCAGGCTTGCTGGCAGACGGGCAGACGCCCCTTGCCCACAAGACATCGCACCAGTACGGCGGCTCGGACGAAATCAGCATAGAGGGCCTGGCCGGCGAGCCCCTGACCCTTACCGCCCACGAGGCTGACCCGGACGCCCACCACAGCAACATCGCTACCCTGACATTTGTCGTAGACGGCGGAGGTTCCGCTATCACCATCGGCCAGAAAGGGCATCTCCATATCCCCTTTAACTGCACCATCACCCAGGTGACGCTGCTCGCCGCCCAGACAGGCAGCATCGTCATCGATATCTGGAAGGACGGCTACGGCTTCTTCCCCCCCACGGACGCCGACAGCGTCACCGGCTCCAGCCCGCCCACCATATCCTCGGCCCAGAAGTACCAGGATTCCACCCTTACCGGCTGGACCACCTATATATACGCCAACGACGTCCTGGCCTTCAACGTGGATAGCTGTACGACTATCACCAGAGTAACCCTCAGCTTGAGGGTGACAAAGAGCTGATGGCGACATTCGAGAAACGAACGGTTGCAAGCACGGATGATTGTTTCGTTCGATGGACTGGGGCAGCCTGGGAAATCGACTTAACAAACGATAATCAATCAGCTGGATATCAGGGCTCCACAAACTACAAGCTCGGCGGCGGCATGAGGTTCACCAATATCACCATCCCGAAGGGGTCAACAATCAATGTCGCCTATATAGTATTTACCTGCAGGGCTCCAAACTCCGCAACAGCCGTCAAATCCAGGCTAAGAGGCGAGGACATTGACGACGCCCCAACCTTCTCTGACATAGCTGATTATAACAGCCGGGACCGAACCTCGGCCTCAGTAGACTGGGACAATCTACCAGCTTGGGTAGTTGACACTGAATATACCAGCCCGGATATCAAAACCGTCATACAGGAGATCATCGACCGGGCAGGCTGGGCAAGCGGTAATGATTTAGTCATGTTTTGGGACGACCACGATGATAGAAGCACCCATGCATCAGATGTAAGACGTAGAGCCTACACATACGATGACAGTAGCTCAAAATGCCCTCTGCTCCACATAGAGTACACACCGCTGGCCGCAGGGAGGTCCCATGGCTACATCATGGGATGAAACATGAGAACTCTATCATCCACCCTCTTGGCCGCCCAGCGGAAGGACGACCGCCTCCCCTATGTCGAGGCCAAGGTCTATGACT